CCCACCCAAGTCAGCGCAACGACCTTCAGCGAGAATCCGATCATCCGCTATTCCTCTGGAGATCTCCCTCCGACGCTTACGATTGCGAATACGGGACTGATCACCGGAACCCCACAGGGATCGGCCGACGGGACCGTTACGATCGCGGCGTTTACGAACTATTCCTCGGGGGGCAATACGTATTCGTACACCCTCACCGATGATGCTGTTCTCCTTCAGCCTGCAGTGTATACGACAACAACGGCTCCGGGAGGAAATGTCTCCATTCCGATTACCGGGTACAGCCTCAGCGCCCTGACGGTGAGCAACTATCGGTTCTCCAATGCATTCCCCTATGGACTCAGCATCAATCCGATCACCGGGCTTCTCTCGGGCACGCTGGCCTCCTCGCTTCCCCGGGATGTCTGTTTTACGCTCATCGGAAGCGCCGGGATCGTGGACGGGTCGCTCAACGGAGTCATGCACACAGACAATCTCACTGTCACTCGGGCTCAGCTCATTGAACTTCAAGAGCAGTCGAACCTCCGGGTGTATTCAAGCGACGACCTCGGGTCAAACTGGACCCTGGCGTTCTCGAGCAATGCACTCGTCGCAGGGCGCATTGGGGTGAACGGTGTCGATACGTATCTCATTCCGACGTCTAGCGATCTGGTTCTGCGGTCGTCCACTGGGACTAGCTATACGACCTCGTCGCTCGGGCAATCGGCCTTCAGTCCGTTGATGACCGGCGTGGCGTATGACTCGGGTTCCTCAACGTGGTGGGTTGGGGGGACCCTCTCCAATGGAACACGGTCCGTGCGCGTGTTCAAGAGTCTCAATGATGGAGCCACGTGGGACGCAGGAACACCAGTCGCGGGAGTCCAAGACCGCTCTGGAAATGCGGACCCGGCCCCAGGGGTCTACGATGCCTATCTCTACGGAGGTGTCGACCTCGCGTATCAGAGTGGGGTCCTCCTTCTCGGCGGTCAGCAGATTGCACGCTCCTCCGATGGCGGGGCAACCTGGACGACAATCCCCTCGGGTCTCATCGAAGTCGCACGATTTTCGCTCGACCAAGGGACTGTCTGGCTGGCCGTAGGCAGCTCGTTGTATTCGTCGACGACCGACAACACCTATACCTCTGATGCGACGACCATCGTCTACTCGACAGACCAGGGCCTCACCTGGACCGCTGCACCGGGGGGATTCAACATGAACGCCTATGAAGTTGCGTACGGCGGCGGGGTTTGGCTTGCCTCGGGACTCGACTGGACCGGAAGCGCCTTCGTCCAGCGGATTCGCTATTCATTTGATGGACTGACGTGGTCCAGTCTAACCTCCGTGCCCTCGCATACGTACGGAACAACACTAGACCTGCGCCCTCCGGGGGGTCTTGGTGTGTTTGGGTATGACCAAACTGACTGGAAAATTATCCGAACTCCCGAGGACGGGACTGCAACGCTCTACTCGCATCCCGCAGATATTCCCATTGACTCAGGGTGGACGACAACGACAATTACAAGCGAGTTCCCGGGGATTGACGTTTTCTCCCGCTTCTCTTCATATGCCGTACAAACCATCGACCCAGGTGCCGACGTGACGACCATCACCTTCCCGTTCCCAGATACGGGCCCGACCTTTGTGTCTCCGGCCCAGTCTACGTATGTCGTCTGGCAGTACATGCCCATTCCAACGATCACCTTTACGGCCCTCGGGACTGGGATTGTCTATTTCGCGTCCGCCCTTCCGGTTGGGTTGGTCTGGGATGGGACAACCCGCAGCATCTCAGGAGCCCCGATGCGCACAGGGAACCAGACCTTTACAGTCTACGCAAAAAACTCCGGCATCACCGCCTTCACCGTCACGTTTATCGTGGAGGTGCCGCGGATCGTCAAACGTCAGACTGGGGCAGGAGCCTATACAAGTCTGGTTCGTCAGTATACCGAAGTCAATGCAGCCCAAGCTGCGCGCGATACCCGTGCGCTTCCCAATGAATCTCGGACCCTGGGTGAATTCGCATCACCCTATCCGCCTTCCGTCATCACCCCGTCTAACTGCCCGTGTTAGAACTCCATGTCCTTGAACTGCATCTGCCCGACCACCCCGAGGTGGTTGCGGACGGTGCCCTCCGTGGACTCGTAGACGAACTTGGTCTCCGGGTCCACAAGGTACTCCACACCCTTGAACTCCACCACATCAAACTCCGTCGGGGCAGCCGCGAGCGGCAGCGGCTCCGGCCTCAGGAACGCCCGGATGTGGTCATCCAGCGGCTTCCCGCTCCACTCCTCCGCGGACATCCCGTTCGCGTAGGCGAGGAACTCCTTGTCGCGGGGCTCCACCTTGAGCTCCTCCGCGATCTGCTTGATGTGCTTCTTGTGGGTCGGCGTGAGCTTCTCCACGTTGACCGGCCCCTCGGCCTTGACCGCCTTGGGCTTGGGGCCCGGCTTCTTCTTGGCCGCCACCGGCTCAGCCCCGGCACCGGCGTTGGAGACCGGCACCGGCTCCGGCGCGACCTCCGTCTTGACCTCCTTCTTGGGCGCCTTGGCCTTCTTGGGCTTGGGCGCCTCGGCAGCCGGAGCGATCGTCAGCTCCGCGACCGCCGCCGTGAGCGCGGCAACATCCGCGTCCTCCTCCGTCTTGGCCTTCTTGGCCTTCTTGGGCGCTGCCGGGGCAGCCGCCTTCCTCGCCTTCGTGGGCGTTCCAGTGGGCTCCGAGACCGGTGCGTGCGCGGCACCCGTGCTCAGTCCCAGCTCCTGAAGGAGCGCCGCCGTGAATGCGTCACGCGCCTCGTCCGCAGACGGGCCGTCCTCGCGATCCAGGGCGGGGTTGGTCATGGAGACCTTGATGATAGCGGCAGTGATGAGTGCAGAGAGAGTGGCCATTGTGACTGTGGTATGTGTATGACTCGGGGTACTCTCCCTTCTGTTTGTGGGGAACCGATCCGTTTTTGTCACCAGAAAACGGACGAGACCGGCCCAGAGACCGTGGTCCTACACAAATGTCTGCCACGACCCCCAATGAGATGCGTACCTATGGCCTTGCGGCTGCTGCCCTCCCTGAGCTTGCCTCTGCCTGGGCTGCCCGGTCAACTGCCCTCGCTCGCGAGAAGTATGAAGCCTACGGAGACCTGCTCTATGCCCACCTGCTGGAGGAGCTCGTTCCGCGGAAGGAGGTCTTCTTCAACGGCCTCTTGACTGCGATTGCCACGGCCATCACGCGGAAGGACATTGAGGTTCCGATCTGGGCCTACACCGCCTGCTACTCCAAGATCCGCGAAGAGCCTCTGCATGAGACTCGGATTGGAACCCGGACCCTGGGCGTTCGCTCGCTCCCACTGGTCTCCGTCTACAAGGTGTTCCAGCACACGGATGTCCTGGCCCGCCTGGCCGCCGCCTTCGGGGCTGACTTCTACATCTATGACCGCCACGTCAGCATCCTGAGTGAGGACGACGAGCGGGCCCAGACCTCGCGTGAGCTTGTTCTCGCCTACTACCCGAGTGGTCTTCCTCCCCATCTCCTGAACAAGACCGTGGACGCCTACAATCGCAACTTCAACCGTGCGCCCTACTCCCCTGCCTGGGCAGAGATCACAGAGGTGCTGGGCCCCCTGGAGACTCCACCGTCAAGCCCGATCAGCACCCCTCCTCAGCTTCCCCGTCGGACCTAGGGGTGACAAAAACGGATCCGTTCGGGGCAGACAAGAGGACAGTACCCCCCGCTCTACACATTCACTCACACTCACACGAATCCAATGGAGCTCTCTCTCGCCAACGACTTTGACAACACCAAGCCGTGGGGCGACATGCTGTATGAGGAGCAGCAGAACAGGAAGACGGCGATCCTCCGCATGTCCGAGCCCGAGTGGCTCGCGTGCGTCAACGCCTACTTCAACACCCTCCGTGGCAACGGACGCTCTCTCATCTCCGCCCTCGCCTGGGCCTCGGAGGTGTCGGAGCTCCGCACGAAGGCTCAGTCTGCGGTGCCCGTTCCGGCGCCCCAGAGGACGGAGGCCGAGCGCGACTGGCGCGTCTGGCAGGATATGGTGGAGGAGCCGTGGAAGTACGGCTCTGACATCGGCGAGTGGCTCGCGCTCGACGCTGAGGTCCGGTCTGGACCCAAGCGGTGGCGCGTGGACGCCTACTGGTACAGCAAGGTGCGCGAGCTGGAGGAGATCGCCGGGACCGAGGCGGCCACCAAGCTCCAGTCCCTCTGGCGCGGGTTCACGACCCGCCGCGAGCTGGCGCCGCACTTCAACTGCTCCCGCTGCCTCTGCCACCGCCGCTGCTTCACCGAGTGGACGGAGCCGGGCAGCTACATCTGCGATGGCTGCGACGTGGAGTGGACCACGCTCATGAAGGTCCTCGGCCACGAGCTGGAGCAGGAGGAGGAGCGGGCGCTCTACGACGCGGAGCTCCTCCTGGAGGCCGACACGGCGAACGAGGTCTGCGGCGACTGCGGCGATGACGAGGCCATGTATGGCAACAGCATCGGCGACGCCTGGCTCTGCCCGTCGTGCCTCCACGACTGGGAGGGCTGCGAGGGCTGCGGAAAGGCCTATCTCATCGGAACCGAGTGCGACAACCACTGCTCGTGGTGCGGCGACTCGCTGGAGGGGCTCCGGGCGACGGGCGGCTACTGCGGACGCGAGTGTGCGACGGAGGCGGCGCGGATGGACATGAAGCACTAAACCAAAAACCATAAATAGGCGGCGGGAATGGGAGAACGTCCCTCAGGGGTGGGAGACGTTTTTCTCATACCCGCTTGGTCCTCACGTAGTACGCGTTGAGCCCCGTCACTTCAAAGAGAAGGTGGAAGGCCGCGCCCGCCACAAAGAGGGTCACCCACTTTCCATACGACCCCACCACGGTTTCGGCGGCCCAGTACAGCGGCAGGAGAACCAGACCCACGATCAGAGCTTCAAGCAGAACGTTCATGAAAACGGATTATGCTTCTGCCGAGAAAAGAGTCCATCACGATGCGGACCCTTGACAATGCTCTTTCGGATACACTGGAGGGCTTTGTGGCGCACCTGGATGCGAGGATTCTTCCTGACCCCGACATTCCCACGCGATGGAGGATTCAAGTGGAAGATCGCCAGGCTCCCGGATCCCTCCTTGAGGTTGAAATCCTGAACCTCAATGGCGAGGCTGTTGGCTGTGTCCTTCAGCGCACACAGGTTCCCTTCCGGACCATGCGTCTCTTTATGAACCGTCTCATGGATGCACTGGACGATGGCGCATCTCCCCCAGGAGGCTCCCCTAGAGTTTCGTAACCTTCTCTGCGACGACTTTGATGAGGACGACTTTCTCCCCGACCTTGATGGAACATCCGTGCACTTCCGGTGTGCGACAGGCTGTACAGAAGACACCACCACATCCACACTTGAACTCTAGGTGGCTTTTCTTCTTACAGTGTCCGCACTTCATTCGTTGGCGTTGGCTTCGGTACGACAACCACGTCGGTTTTCCGGCATCCGCAGGGCATCGGGGCACAGGGCGCGACACAGATGTCAAGCTTCGTGGACCCCGGGCAGGCGAGGTGACGGAGACTGGACTCGCGATAGATACACCCTGAGGCACAGAGACTCTTGACCGCCGGGCCGAGGGAACACACCTTGCGAAGCATTTGTCGTTTCAGGAGTCTGCAGTGAAAATCTGTTCTGAAGACAATGCGGTACGCGACAGTCGTGGATCCTGGAGTGGACTACGACCCCCGTCAGTTTGCGAACGAGATTGATGTGTATCTGGCCGACCCCGACGGGTGGCTCTCCCGTGGCGTCACGTTTACGCGGGTGGCGGACTCGTCCAAGGCCCACGTCGTCATCCATCTCACGGCCGCGTCTAGGATGAAGGCCATCGGATGCGATTCGCATTTGTCCTGCGCCGAATTCCATGGACGTCAGGTCCATTTGAATGCGAAGCGGTGGGGAGAAGGAGCGCCTCCAAGTGGGCTTCGGTTAGAAGCCTACCGGCAGTACATGGTGACCCACGAACTGGGTCATATTTTGGGCTACGACCACTCGCGCTGCCCCGGAAAGGGAGTCCCGGCTCCGATTATGCTTCAGCAGACCATGGGAATTGGTCAGTGCAACCCAAATACAGCGGTCACACCGTATGATAGAAAATGATGTATATCGTCTTTCCCCGGGGGGACCTGGGCTGGGACGACATTCAGATCCAGTCCACCTTTGCGGCGGTCGAACGTCTCCTCCACGCAGGGACGTTTGCGATTGCCTATGAGGGGACGGACGAGCTAGTTCCGGTCTGGTTGTTTCAACTAGAGCAGGGGCGGATTCGGAGATATCCGGTTAATCGGTGACCTTGAGGATCAGAACGCCTCCCGCAATCATCGCAATCGCAAAGAAGTCGTGGAGGTGGAGCACCTCCTTGAAGAGCATCGTCCCGACCACCGTCGTTGCGACAACCGAGAGTCCGGACCAGAGCGCGTTCGTCATCGCCATTCCGGTTGAATTAAAGGTCGTCCGAAGCAGAAACCCAACCATGGCATAAAAGAGAATTCCGACTGCAAACCATGCGTTGCTCTCAACGCTTCGTTTGAAGCACGACATCGCCATCGTCTCCATCATGACGATGAGAAGAACGTACCAGTAGATGTGGGGGATCTGCATTATGTTAGGGTGCGAAACTATGCTCGCGGAGGAGTCGACGCATCATAGCAGGCTCTTCCATCCGGTCTCCACGATAGCCTTCATGATGTTTCATGCGGAAATGAAAGGACCCCGGAGGAATCTTGTCGCGATGGTCATCGTAGTGCGCAAGACTCACAAAGTCCACGCGAGGGAGACTCTGCGGAGCAATCCCAACGGACAAGAGAACCGCGGCAACTGCGACATCGTCATAGTCTTGAAGGGTTCGTCCACGATGGGCGTGGGTAAGAAACACGTCCGCAACATCCGAACTCAAAATGAACCCGGCGCCTGAGGCAAACACAAGTCCAGACGCCTCGTGGGTCACCAGTTGTCCGGCGTAGACTCGCTCTCGGGGGGCTGTCGCAAGATACCTGAGGAGATTCGGAAAGTGCCAGACCGAGGACAGGTTCGTCCGAACGACATAGTCGTAGCGCCGTCGGGAGAGGAAGAAGTGCATGGCCTCAACCGTCTTTTGAAAGATCGTCCCATAGCGCTCATACCCCCGAAGCGTAAGCGTATCCTGCGAGAGGAGGGGGACAAACGTGAGCGGGGCATATCGAATGAAGTAACAGTCAACCTCTGGATGGGACTTCATATACGTCCGCCAGACCTCACGTTGATGGGCATAGACTGGAAAGGTGTCGCTGGAAATCACCAGCATCAACACTTTCATTTAGTCTTTAGTTAGAATACGCGAGGCCACCCATGCCGCTCATGATGCGGAGGATGTTGTAGTTGACGGCATAGAGGCGGAAGTTGTAGGGGTAGGCCTTGCTGGGGTACGAGCCGTTGTCGGTGGAGCCGCGAACACTGTCAATCACGAGGGTCGCGTTGTCAATGCGGCTGAAGTTGCAGGTGCCCGACGGCTGGTGCTCCTCCGGGGCAATCGCGAAGGAGTAGACGTTGATCGGGTTGGGGTCGGCGCGGGCGATGATCGTGCTGACGTCGAGTGCCACCCGCGCATACGCACCGCCGGTGTGGTGCTGGTAGGGCTGAACCTTCCAGAAATAGTCGCCATAGCGCTCCTCAAAGCGATCCTGGCCGTTGATCTGGATGCGGCAGCGGTTGACGATGTCATTGTAGCTGAACGGCTGCGTGTAGGGCTGCTGAACGAACCCACCGCCGTCGGCCGGGAGAGAGCAGTCCGTCTTGCGCGCATCCTGGAAGACCCAGATGAGCTCCTTGACGGGGTGGTTGAGGGTGAGGTCAATGCGCTCCGACGCGGAGGTGATCTGCTGCTGGCCCTCAAACTGGAGCTGCTCAATGAGGTACTCATGAGACTCCTGGGCGAACCGACGACGCTCCTCCACATCCAGGTAGATGTAGTCGATGTAGAGCGCCATGTCCTTGGGGGCAGGGAGGGAGGCGGCCGCCGCGGCCAGAGACCCGGCCTTGGAGAGAGACCCGACCGCAGTGGTGGTTCCAGTGACGTTGTACGCCGCCAGGTTGATCGCATCGTTGAGCGTGATGTTGAAGCGAACCTCGTGGTACTGGAGGGC